TGATGGCTCCTTCGTTCCCGAGTGCTACAATATGAGCAAGCAGATGGTCACCCTCGATAGCATCGAGAAGGGACAGAAGGCCATGCCTATCATTGACCTCAACCAGATCTGGTTCATTGACAACAAGTTTGGCGTCACGATCCGACTTCAACAGGTTCTCTTTGAGCAGTCTGCCAAGCTACCTTCCTTTGCCTTCCAGGGTCTAGACCTACCCGACGAGGTTGAGGATGAAGTTGAAGTTGAGGATGATATCGAGGAAGTTGATGATCAGTAAAAATTATCAGTTCTAAAAAAATGAAAAATGTTTAAAAAAAGATTTTCTGAAAAAAAAAGTAAAATAAATTTGTCCTTCTTGGTAAGTTGAAAAATAACTTCTTACCAATAAGTAAGTATGTCTAATAAGAACATTGAGAGTAACTTGAAAAAATTACTCAAGGGTGAGAAGGCTTGTGTCCCAGAACACTTCTTGAAAGTTCCTAGTTATAACTCACCTACCCTTCATACTGGTAAGGGTAGGCCACTGAGTGAAGGTCAATTTGGAAAGATGTACCGTGGAAGTATTAACGATAACGGTCGTCGGTATGTCGCGTACAAAGAGATAGATACATCGGAAAGTACTGATGGCGCTTTTGAGTTTGAATTCAAGGTTGCCGAAAAATTGAAGGAGTTTGCGGTTCCCGAGATGTACCTCTTTAAGAAGTGTCCCATCCAAGATAAAACACCTAGAAAGGTGCGTAAAGAGAATGGTACATTGGTCGTACCAACAAAACGTACCAAACCCAAGGATATTCTTTATATGGAACTTCTTAATGGTATGCCGTTTAATTCGTGGTGGCAAACCAAGCCATCTCTTGATGCGATAAAGTCTGTCATCACACAGGTTTTTGATAATCTCTACCGAATTAACCAAAAATTTCCAGACTTCCGTCACCGCGATTTACATGGAGGAAATGTGATGGTTACTCGGAACGAAACGCCATACACATGGAAAGTTGACCTCGGTCGTAAAATAATTCGGAACGACCCTGGCGGATCTTTTAGGAGTCGTCTCGGTTCACCTGATATCAAAAAGTATAAGCGTACAAACGCTGGTGTTGAAGCGACTATCATTGATTTTGGTTTATCATACTGGTCCAGGCGTATGCCAAACCCAGAAACGGCTGATGGTGGATATGAGGGTGCGGGTATATACGGACATGGACAAGGTCCAGGTACGATTCGCTACGATACGCACAGGTTCTTGTATATCATTTATGTTAAGGTGAGAAATCCTGGGAATACTAAGGAGCGAGCTATTAAAAATTTCATTGAAGAACTCATACCAAACAAAAAGTACCTTGAGTTTAACGGACCCTTCACGAGTCAGGGATATCTGGTTAATGACGCGTGGGCTACGCAAAACCTCCCCTCCTTCAAGACTATTTTGACACACCCATTCTTAACTGGTGAGAAATCACCGAATAGACCAAAGACTCTCGCGAATGCTCTCAAATTGATCGCTCCTAAGCCCAAGCCTAAGCCTAAGACTCCTCCTAAGGCCAAGACAAAGACCCCCAGCCCCAAACTCTCAACCACGGAAAGGAAGAAGAAGATGAACAATGCGATTAAGAGGGCTGCAGCTGTACTTGCGGCTAACAAGAATAAACCCAAAGCCAAACCGGCACCCAGAAGGAGACCCGGTGCTGTACGCCCCAACCCAGTCCCCGAGATTCAACCAGCCAGTCCAAGCCCCAAGGCTAACGCACCCTACGGAGAGATGTCCCCTTCCAATATGATGGAATATGCAGCGAAGATTGAAAGTGGGAGGAAGAAGGCTGCGAACAAGTTAAATGCTAGGATTCAAGCCATCAAGGCCACGAAGGGTAAGACCCCCACACCCGTTCGTCTCAAGGAGAAGTTCTCTTTCGTCAATGTAAAGGGTAAGAAGCGTGAATTTGTCAGGAAGTTTGCATACGATAGGGCTTTGGCTAAGAACAAGGCTGAGAGGGCTAAGAAGAATGAGTACTGGAGGTCTTTCGTTGACGTAAACGGTAAGAAGCAGGAATTTGAGAGTAAGTCCGCATATCATGAGGCTAAGCAAAAGAACTTGCAAGCTTACGCCGCCAAGTTCCAGAAAAAGATCAATCGTCAGATACAACTTGGACGTGATGCACGGTTCTCGTTCGTTGACGTAAACGGTAAGAAGCGTGAGTATGTGAGAAAGGGTATGTATGAGAAGGCTCTGGCTAAGAATAAGGCTGAGAGGGAAAAGAGGGCACAGCCAACATTTTCGGAAAGGGCTCGGGCTAAGAGGATGGATCGTGGTCAGCCTTTTAACATGAAGACACCTCAAAACGTAAGGAACGCCATAAAGGGTGGTAAGAATATGAAGTTTGTTGGGGGTAAATTCAAGACGGCGACACCCAAGGCCAAGTGGTCTAACGCAAATAATAAACAATTCATGGAAATGTTGGCACGGGAAAAGAACGCACAGAGAAAACTTGCGAATATGATGAACAAGGCGAGGCCTCTCAAGAATGGACCATTAGACCCAGCTGTTGCGTACGCTCTCAAGACCCCTAAGCCTTCCACAGCTAAGAAGGTTGTTAAAAATTATATGAATAAGTTCGTAAATAAACTATCAAACGATGAACGCAATATGCTCAAAAAGAAGGTCTGTGATTAAAGTGTCTGAGTATTATAAATGTTACTCGTCGTTGTACTAATCATTCTAAATGTCTACATTCTCTTAGAGATGGGTAAGAAACCCACTACTGTGGCCACTTCGAATGAAAAATGGGTTGTTTACGGGACCATGGACTGTGGATGGACTCGTAAGCAATTAGATTTTATGAAAAATTCCGGTAAACAATATGAGTTTATCGATTGCGCTAGTGGTGATTGTGCTGGTATGAGTGGTTTTCCAACCATAATTCACCCAGATGGTAAAAAGTCTGTTGGTTATACCGAAGTTTAACGGTCAAGACCGGAGATTACTCTGATGGAAACCGACAGGATGAAAGCATCGAGCATGCTGTTGATAGGCTTGAGCACGGAGATGTGCTTGACAAGCGAGGTGTTCCATACGAGACGAAGGATGAAAGTGCTGATGAGAATAGACAGCACGAACATGAGAAGCTGATTTACAACATCAGACTTGTTTTCGGACTTGATAAGATTGGCGAACATTTTTACTAGTTACTGATATTTTTTTCTGAGTAAAGTATAAGATGCCCAAGACCAAAAATCTGCCATTAAGTGGGTCGGAACCAAAATTTACAAATCGTCGTTGGGGTTCAAATAAGGGTATACCAAATAACAACTGTTATGCCTATGCCGTTGGGGACTATGAAGCGTACCGTTGGCAAAAATCTATACCAGGTGATCGGTCTGGGTTATCCAATGTAAAACATGATTATACCACATGCAAAGATCTCCCAAAGCGCGTTATTTCAGATAACCCCAAATCTATATACAAAGTTGATGGGGACAAAAAATGTAAAAAGGGATACTATAAAATCATGATGTTTGTCTCTTCTGGGAGACCTAACAGTTATATTCGACAAGGGGATTTCCATTTCTATAAACAACATGGCGTCATCGAATATAAGGTTAAATCGGGAGATACGATTAAGTCGGTAGCTAAATATTTTAAAGTTCCTGAGTCTAGAATCAAGAAGGCTGGTCCATTCAAAGTTGGAAAACGTGTGATTTTTAATGCTAATGTATTTAGTCATAAACGTGGTTGGGCAACCGGCCCACTCTTAGGTGATGCTAATGGTAAGGTAATTAAAGATCCACGTACTGCGTCTAGAAAGTATACTCAATTGAGTTACGATAAGTATTGTTCATCCTTCTGCGTCAAGGATAGCGGAATCAAAGTCGGCAAGGGTTATCCCAAGGTCTGATAAAATACTGTTTAAATCTAGGACGTCATCAGCATCAAACGAAACGTCAAACATATCTAGTACGGATAGCATAGATTCTTCGTTTAATGACACGACATTTGAAACTTGTGTATAATTATTATGAATCGTAACTTCTACCTTAAATTGGGAAACATCGAACACTCGTCTACAGGTTGGGCAGGTGTTTTTACCTTGGGATTTCCATCTCTTTAGACAGTGGGAATGAAATACATGTCCACAACGAATCGGAGGATTGTTCCTCGTCGACTTGACTTCGTTTAGACATATCGCACATGTCGACATTCTAGAGTATGGTGTTAAAGTTTTTCCTGTGATTTAGCTCAGTTAGTAGATCTTGGAGGCATCTACAAGAGGCTTGTCACATGTGTTGCACTTACCCTTTCCTTGTTCATCTTGAATCTGGGTAAGGAGTTCAGGTCCTTGCTTTTGAAGGAGTTGCCTGTAAGAATAGTTGTCCTCGAAAGGAATGCTATTCTGCTTCATCACGTAATTGTTTAAGAGCTGGGCTGAAGTATTGATAGTGAAACAGCGTCCATCGGCCATACCAAGTCGCTGCGACATTTTAATTACTATAGAGCTAGAAATTAATTTGTCTGTTTGTGATAGTTTTTACCCAAGATTTGAATCCCTTATCTTTCAAATGTTTAATAAATGGATCACATCTGTATCCAAGGAAAATATCAAACACATCAGTGTCCTCTGTTCGTGAAACACGAATATCGGGCTTCTCATTGATGTGTTGGTTAATGATATTGTAAGCAAAAGCAATTTCCTTTAGAGTCTCGGCTCCTGTAATGATAATCTTCCCTGTACTGAAGATACTGCAAGTAATCTCCTTCATCTCATGAGCTGGTTTGAACTTGATTTTTACGGCTGAATAACGATCTGGTTCGAAGGAGACTTTGAAGATGTCATTGTAATTTTCAAACCAATCAGCCACCTTTATGAGATTGATGTTGTAGTTGAGACTGAAGTTTGAATTAATCATAACAACCCGGAAAGAATCAACGGGAACTTTGATTTCCATATTCAGAAAGACCTTGAAGATATGAATAAGCTGTGTAATGATACGC